CTTCCCAATCAGAACAAATCCATTCTGGAACATGAAACACAATAACGATGGGATTTTCAACAAGGTTGATGTGATTCTTTACGGACAGGAAACAATTGGATCCGCCGAGAGAAGCTGCGATGTTGATAAGATGAGAGAAATGTTTTATGCTATTGAGAACGGTGCGTATTGCGCCAAGTTGTTCGAGTTATTCGGAAAAGAAAGGGTTGAGGCTGAGCTTGAGGAATTCTTGAAGCACAATTTCTTCCCAAGATATGGTGGTGGAATCGGGATGACCAGAATGGCCAGAGCGTATGAGTTATTAAAGAAATAAAAAAAGGGGCGAAAGCCCCTTTTTCTTTTTATCTTTAATCTTCTCCGCCCCAATCTTTATAATCACCAAATCTTTCGTTGTCTTCATAACCAGCGTTGTACGCTTCGATTTCTTCTGGTGTTAAATCGGTGATTCTCTCACCTTTGTAAGTTCCTTCTGGATACTTATGTGGGCTCTTGGGTCTTCTGTAATATGAATCGGCGTGACCGCGATCATATGGTGATCCGTGCGAATCATCGTATTTCTCACTTCTACCCTCCTGAAATATTTCAGTTCTTGGTTCATCGTAATGATCCAACTTACCTATTGGGTAACGTTCGCCCGTCTCAGCGTTGTATTTAATGATTATCTTACCATCATCACTATCACCTATAAAATAATGTACATTATCATCAGCTAAACTATAATATAATGGTCTGTCATAATCGTCAAACTCTCTTTGAACAACTTTTTCACCACTTGCGGATTCGATCGCGGCTTTTTCGAAATCGAAATCACTTTCCATTTCCTCGCCACCTCTTTCGGAATTATAGTTAAAAATATCATCGGTGTATGCATTTGGATTATCCACCTTTGATAGATCAATTTCTTCATTAAGACCCATTATTTTGCGGAGTCTCGCAATTTCTTCATTTAATGTATTCTTTTTCATAGAAAAAAACAATTTATTGATAAATAGTTTGTCAAATCCAAAAATATTTATGAACATGGTAAAACTTTTTGAGAGAATACATATCCCATTGTGGATCGCAAAGGATATGTTCTGGATGTTGGGTCAGGGCGAACTCTCATTGGCTTTCGCGATACCAACCATAATATTATCAACAATACTCATAACAGTAAAACAGGGGTCGGAAAGGTGGCTCGAGATGATGATGGCCTTTTGGTTATCAGCCAATACCTTATGGATGTCCCACGAGCTTTTTCATACGGACACAAAAGAAATTGCATTAACCTGTTTTTTATTTGGCATTTTAACAATTCCAATCTATTTATTAAAGATAAAAGAAGAATAAAACTAGTTATGAAACTAACTGAGGAAATAAAGAAAATGCAATCCATGATGGGCATTATGTCCGAGGATGTGAAAATATACGCAAACGGTGTTGGATCTGAGGTGTTTAATGATAACGAACATTACGGAAAGGTTGATGATATTAATTTAAATGACACCATAGCAAATGAACCGTTTAAGGATATGGAATACATGGATAAAAGTTCCAATGTCGATGATATGGTTCAAGCCTTGAAATCTGGTGAAGAGCTGCCACCAATACTTGTTATTCAACACCCCTTCGACCAATCAAAATATTTGGTTGTCGATGGAAACCATAGAAGATACGCATATGACCGCGCAGGTGCTGATAAGATTCCAGCCGTTGTGATTAAACCAGAGGATGTTTTGTTAATGCAATCCGATTGGGGTGATCCAGAGGAAAAGGCGATCAGATTATCTGATGTTATATCCGATCCAGAGTTGTTTGCTCGAGAAAACACAAGAATGTTAATTGACAAGTATTTTGTTAAACCAGACGGATCACATGAGTTCGAATTGAATGAAAATTTATATGAGGAAAAGAAAAAAGCCGATCGTTGTTTAAGAATAGCGAGAAGAAAATACAGCAAACCATCAGCATATAGATCTGGTGCAATCGTTCAATGCAGAAGAGGAAAGATATGGAGAGGTTTGAAGGAAGAGGAGATCCAAATGATTGACAACGCACCAGAGGAAATGCAAGGTTTGATCGCCAAGGCTCACGATGCTTTGACGTGGAAGAGGGGTCGAAAAGAATATGCTCCAGATTTTAATGAACTTCAAACATGGGTGGATGCTTATTTGGAGACTGACGGTGGAATGCATGAAGCGAAGAAAACCGATTTCTCAAAGGAGAAAAAGAGCGGACTTCACGGATGGTTTTCAAGAAGAGGTGGTGGCGGAAGCAAAGGATGGGTTGATTGCAACACATGCAGAAAAGTTGACGGAAAGAAAAAATGCAAGGCTTGTGGAAGACAAAAGGGTGAGGTGAGAGCCAAGTACCCATCATGCAGACCAACACCAGCATCATGCGGAACACCAGGAAAGGGAAAATCTTGGGGCAAGACAAAGGAAGAGGGTTACAGCTTGAATGAAGCCAAGGAGATGAAGAGAGTTGCTTTGCTTTTCATTGTGATTGACAACGAAGCGTTGTTGTTCAAGAGAAGCGAAGACGAAACAACAAATCCAGGAAAATACGGAATGCTTGGTGGTGGAATTGAAAAGAATGAAACGCCAGAGGAAGCAATCGTGAGAGAGATCAGAGAAGAAGCTGGTGTTGAGTTGAAATCATTCAAACCACTGAAGAAATATATTTACAACAACGAGTGTGAATTAAACGTATTCTACACAAACGAATTTCCAATTGATGATGTTGTGCTTGACAAGAACGAACACACATCGTACAAATATTTCACGATGGAACAATTGATAGATATGGATCCAAAGGATATGATTGGTTCCAACAAAGAAATCGCGAAGGATTACAACGAGATCGCAAACAAGAAAAAGAAATTGGAAGAAGAGATAGAGAGAATAAAAGCTACGATGAAGATTCTTATTTAACCTTCGCAAAGACAAACGCTACCTTCACATTCTGGGCAGCAAGTTCCTGGTTCAACCACGGGTAAAAACATTAAAGACAATTTTTATTATAGAAAAAAAAGGATCGATTAGTTCGATCCATTTTCATTTATATTCTTTTCAACATTCTGTTTCATCCCGCGAACCATTTTAAGAAGACTGGAGTTATCGGTCTTAACGATGGTTGTCACCTGTGGTTCAGGTTCACGTGGCATTATCATGGCTGATACCTCACCGTCCCCAGAACCAGAACCGCCAGTTTCCATGCGAAGAGTTCTTTCGAAACGAACTGGTGAGCTGGTTGAGGTTGAAACAACTTTATTATGTGTCTTTTGAGCTTCACTCTCCATATTGGTCAACATCTCAAGAATTTCCTTCTCACGAGATATGAATCTGTCCGTGCAAACGGTTTGATTGCTGATAACAATATCATTAAGTTCATTCACCCTGTCACTAAGGCTCTTTATCATAACCTTTTGGTTTTCCACCTTGTGTAATAATTCCTCATTATCTTGGGTAAGACCTTCGATAAGCTTAGGGCCAATTGAGATAATCACAATGGACAAAAGAACAATCCCAAGAGCAGCAAGACGCTGTTTCATGGAGATCTTTGAGATGATTTCTGAAATATATTTAAACATGTCTCTATTTGTTTAAATATAAATATTCGTGTTTACAGTAAATTGTTTACTGTAAACTAAATTAAAAGCAACGGGGGTAAAAATTACCATAATGTGTCACCATCCCCAGGAGGGTGTTCGGAATAAAGGGTTTGTAAAAATTGTGGGGTTATGAATTATATTCCAACGGTTGGTGAGTCCATGTTCTCACTTAAACCATAATGTTTCTCAACCAAAGTTTCAAAGTAATTTAAAAGTCCTTCTTTACCAATACCACTTTCTTTGGCTTTCGCAATGAAGTCATCAGCACTAGCACCAATTCCACCTTGAATCCAGTCCACATCAGCAGCTGTGATTATTTTTTCATTGATTGGTTCCTCACTCATTCTATTTAAAAAACTATTTAATTTTCCATTACTATAAGTTAAACCAAGTTCTTTGGTTAACTTTTCAAGTACTCTAACCACTTGAGTTTTATATGGGTCTGAATAAGCTCTAACAAAAGATCCAGAGCCACGATTAAACATGAAACCGTATATTCTTTGATCTATTTGACTAATCACATATTTTTTCTTCTCTTCTGGTTCTGTTGGTATTGACCCAGTATATTTTTGGTCTGACTCAACAAAATCGGTTACCAGTTTATTAAAAGCTTCCACAAATTCTTTTGCTTTTGTTGGATTTTCTTGCCAAGAATCATTACGAGCACTATTATTAATTGATAAACCTTTAATTATTGGTTCCATACGTCCAAAGCCATCATCAATTATTTTAACGGAATCAACGAACTCGTTTAGATTCTCATTAAGGCCCATCATCTGGCGTATTCTTAAAACTTCTTCATTTAAGGTATTATTCATGGTAAAATCAATTAATTTACTATAAATATCTGAAAAATGGATAAAAAAAACACCCCCAGAAATTTTTTGAGAAAACGATTTGAAAATAAAACAAGGGTCACTTTTTAGTTTATGGTTTTTTTATTACTTTTGTTTTATGATATTACAGAACACAAATACCGAGGATAAACTTTCATATTGCAAGGAAGCATCGGATGTACAAGAACCAGCGTTTGTTGAGTTCATAAACGGGTTGAATGGATTGGTTACATTGAAGATTAATCCAGATAAGGAATTTGATCCATACACACACGATTTGGTTGTGAATGGAGCCCCAGGAGATCTTAAGACACAAGACACACCATTCTTTAAATCTGAGACGCTTTACGATATCGATCCTCAGTGGGCCATCACATATAACCATAAGGATTACCTGAGGTACAAGAAGAAGTACACAAGCGTTGGAAAGAACGTTGTATTGTTCTTTGACGTGACAAGAAAGGATGAGGTTAAATACGATGTGAAGACATTCCCCATGAGGGCCATCTTTTACACAAAGGCATCAGACATTGAAAAGATGATTGAGAACAAAGAGGTTCCCCTTCATGAGTACCTTAACAGAAAGAATGACGACCAGGGAAACGCAAAGAGCAGTTATGTGATCGATGTCAGACGCTTTAACATGATATACTATTCAGGAAAAGGATTCAGGTTGAAAATCTGAGAAAAAAAAATTCCCCAGAAATTTTTTGAAAAAATGATTCCCCACAGAACAAGGGTCGATTTTCCAGAAAAAAGTACCCCCAGAAATTTTTTTCAGAAATACTTCATTTAGATATTTGAGCCCCCCTTTGCCCCCCATAAACGGGGGGTAGGGAGGGGGATACGGGAGGGGGGAGGGTGTACCACCCCCTATACTGCTATTTTCTTTTAATGTGCAAGTTTATATAAAACAAAGTTATCCACACTTGTGATGTGGATAACATTATTTGTTTATGTGGTTAAAGGTTATCCGAAGATAACCTTTTCCCCACACTTGATATTCTCAATACCCTCAACCTTGATAGTACGGATAACAATATCATTATCCAAACCTTGATTGATTGCCTTGCTTGGCTTTTGTTTGAACTGCTTGATAACCTCAACTTGTTCAGCGTTTGCCTCAACCCCGTCAACGAAGTATTTAAGCGTTTTAGAAGTGTTACAAGCGAACTTTAAGTACTCACACGATAGGTCGCTTTTCTTTGCTACGATAGAGCCGTTAAAGCCGTCATTTACGGGCGTAAACCAATTTTCTTTGGCTACGAAGTCAGCCTCTTTACCCTCACGAATACGGGCGTTATTCACCATATTTTGATAGTTAGCGTTTAACAACATATTGTAGTCAACTAACTTGGTGATAACGGCACTACGCAAAGGGTTGCCCGTCTTTAACATTTTTTGTTCAACCACTGCTAATACTTGGGCGAACTTTGCACTGCCTCCGTCATTGATAAGGCTTGCGATTACTTGTGATTTTTTGTTTTGCATATCTGTTTGTTTTGATTTGATGATACAAATGTAGGTGTAATTTTTTTAACCCGCAAATTTTAACGCAAATTTTTTTATCTTTTTTTTTGTTTAACTTTTCGGGCAAAACATTAAACACAAAAAGTATCGTGTAGGTTGGAGTATACTCTCCCGACTTGTTCAGCCCGCCCGTTGTCTTTAACAACAATACAAAGGTAAATGAAATAAATTTAACTTGCAAACTTTAACACAAATTTCTTTGTTTTTTTTTTGACTCATTTTAAGCCGTTTTAAGACACTCTAACAACTAAACCATACGAACATATACCTTTGTTCCTTTCGTTTAATCTGAGCATAAAAAAAGGGGCGATTTGCCCCTTTCTTTGTTTCTTGTTTACCTTACCAAACCAAAACCGCTGGGTCTTCCGTTTGGGCGATTTGTTCCGCCTTTGTTTTTAACTCGGTCATTTGAGCGATTAAAACCTCATAGGTCGGTCTTTGATTTGTTTTGTAACCCAAAATTCGTTTGGCACAATCCCTCGCTGAAATTCGGCTCATTTTCATTCCTGTTTTTTTCTCGAACTCTAAGCCGCGAAGGCATACTACGATTTGAAAAAGTGATGTTGTTGTCATTGTTTGTTTGTTTTGATAGTTCAAAGATAAACGAAATAAATTTAACTTGCAAATTTTAACATAAAAAAAAGGGGAATTTCTTCCCCTTTCTTTGTTTCTTGTTTACCTTAAAAATTTCTTCCCGAAATTTTATATTTGTCTTCTTTTGGATTACCCCAAAACCAATTGTTAAGTTTACGAACTATAACTATTGATAGCCAAATGGTAAGAAAAAATATGGGCAATCCGATAATAAAGAAATCTTTCATAGGTTTGTTTGTTTTGTTGATATAAAGATAAGTTAAATTTATTTCATTTGCAAGTTTTAACATAAAAAAAGGGGAATTTCTTCCCCTTTGTTTGCATTAGCACTTTTGTTTACATTAGCACAGCCATGATTAACAAAGCACCGCAAAAAAGCGTTAAGACGAATAGAATACTCATTGTTTATTTTGATTTGTTGATACAAAGATAAGTTAAATTTATTTCATTTGCAAGTTTTAACATAAAAAAAAGGGAACTTTTTTTGTTCCCTCTCTTTTGATCCACAACCCTATTCTTTTAATATGAACAACCTTTTGATTTAACAAAGGGAATAAAAACCCCGAAGTTTGCACTAACTTGTTTTTGTGTGTTTATATCAACCCTAACCCAACCAACATAATAGTTAAGATACAAACCCCCAACCAAAGTGTTTATGTTTTTGCGACAACTTAAAACGCTGAACTCCCCGACACTTGTTTTTGTGTAGTTTGTGTATGTTTCTCTTTGATTAAAGTTTAACCCTGCGTGAACCCCAACCCGAACTGCGTTATCATTGTTCAACACTTTACCAACCAACAACTTTGTGTTTGTTTCTTTTGTTGATATGTTTCTAACCTCGTAATTGTTGTATTGTGGGTGTTGTTCGGGTGCAACATAATCATATTGAAACAAAGGTGCTTGTTCCCCTTGTTTAATACAACCATAAGAAACTGAACCATAGTAACCCCAATTGTTTGCGTCAACCCCCAGGGTTATATCGTTTAACTTTGTGTTTGTTCCTACCAACATTTGTCCGTTTGCAACCATTGAAGAAACTCCGAGTGCGATTGAGAAAATTAACTTTTTCATTTGTTTTGTTTGATTTGATAACACAAAGATATGTTAAATTTATTTCATTTGCAAATTTTAACATAAAAAAAGGGGACTTTTTTGTCCCCCTTTTTTGTTCGGTTAATCTAACTTGTTGCTGACAAACGAACCGATAGCAACAAGAATTAAAGCTATTAATAGTCCCATAGTTTTTTATATGTTATTTGTTTGACAAAACCTATCAAAATAGGCTTCTTCTTGGGCTTGAACATAACGAGATTCATCCGTTATTGTTTCACTTGGGGAATAACTTGGGTGGTACGCTAATTTACGATTTACATCATAAACAATTGTGTCCCCCTTTTGTAGTCTTTTACCACTTGCGGCACATTTGCTACTGAATTTGGCTACGATTATTTTTAACATTGTTTGTTTGTTTTGATAGTTCAAAGATAAACGAAATAAATTTAACTTGCAAATTTTAACATAAAAAAAGGGTAAATTTCTTTACCCCCTTTTCAAACATTATGAACAACAAATTTATTTTATCTTTTCCGCGAAATAGTTTACAACATCGGGAATGTGTTTTTTGTAGTACGGCTGATTTTCCATGCACCACTTTTTAACCTCTTCTTTTGTTGTGAAACCTTTGTTACCCCAACTTGAAGCGTTTGATTGAATTTGATTGAATGTTGGCTCCAAGTCGTTGATGAAGTCGCGAACTGTCCAACCCTCCCAAATGTGTTTGTCTAAATTTACTTTTGCCATTGTTTGTTTGATTTGTTGATGCAAAGATAAATGAAATAAATTTAACTTGCAAATAAAAAGGGGAATTTCTTCCCCTTTCTTTTTTTAGTTATAAGCATCGCAAGTGTGGTGCTTGTGTCTTTCAGGTTTAATCGGTGCATAGTGTGTTTTGTACGCATCGCACTGAACATACTTTGTGCGTTTTTTATGTTTCTTTAACTTGATACCATCGTTTGCAAAACTTGTTCCCGTTGCCATAACTGAAACCAACAATAAAATAAATAACTTTTTCATAGGGTTTGTTTTTGATTATGATGTAAAAGTATATAGATTAAATTTAATGTGCAAATTTTTTGCAAAAAAAAAGGAAGAAATTTCTTTCTTCCAATTTTCGTATCAAATCAAACTTAATCTTTCGTTACTTGCATTGTCTTTTCAAGCAACAATATTCGTGGTACAATGTACTCAACATATTCGGGTGTAAGTTGTTTGTTGTATATCTCCATAACAAAATCAACCGAAGGTGTTGCACCATAGAATGTTCCCAGCAAAACATTTGTTTCTTTGTGTCTTATCTCGGTGTAACTTTCCTTTGTGGTTTTCGCCACTTTAATATCAAAGACACAACAAAATTCGGGGTCGGACTGCAAAGCGTTTAGTTTGGCTATATCCGTTTCGTTTGTGTAGTGAACCTCCAAAACAAGTTTGGGCTCTTTCGGGTTTGTACTCGCTTTAACTCCAACAAAGGTAGTTAAGCAAATGAGTGTTAAAAGTATTTGTTTCATACTACAAATATAAACATTTTATTTTTAATATGCAAATTAAACTCTCCCCTCAATGATTGCCGCGAACCAAAGTGATGCGTAAAGAAACGCAGACATAAAAATCATAAAGGCGACTGAACCATAAAACTCTTTCGGATCTTCCTTGCGAAAATCATTCAGCGTGATGAACATTTCTTTAATATCTTTCATTGTTTGTTTGTTTTTGTTGATACAAAGATAAGTGAAATAAATTTAACTTGCAAATTTTAATTCAAAAAAAGGGGAAATTTCTTTCCCCAATTAAATGCATTTTGCCTTTTTCTGTTTATTGACGGATTACAAAAGACAAACGTCATCCGTTCTCACCCACCTTATAAATCCTTCCCGTGCACGAAACAAGAAACTGGGGCGGGATTGTTTCTACTTGTTATTTAATACAAAGATAAACGAAATAAATTTAATGTGCAAATTTTTTACCAAGTGAAATCATTTTTATTCGCATTCAAAGAAAGGAATAAAATGAATAGAAACAATAAACCTGTTCCGAAGAAGAATGCAAACTCTTCGTTCTTGATGTAACCCTTTGATTGCAGGGCAAGTCCAACGCTTACTCCAATGGTTATCAAACCAAGGATTGAAAGCACGAATGGGATAACTTTAACTTTTTTCATATTTTTTTGTTTTGATAGTTCAAAGATAAACGAAATAAATTTAACTTGCAAACTTTTGTTTAAGTTTTTTTCGGTTATATGTTTTACCCGAAGGTTTGCTCCTTGTTATCATATTCCTACGAATGATTTGAGCAATGTGTCTTTCTGACAAACCTTGTTTCCAATCTTGTGTTTCGTTTTTCATAACACAAAGATAAATGAAATAAATTTAATGTGCAAATTTTATTCTGCAAAATTATCTTTACCACATTCAGGACAAACTTTTTCCTCATACAAAGTATGGTCTTGTGGATTATGTTCGTTGTCAACCATTACCGATTTCAACTCATCCTTACCACCAATCCAACCACAATTTTCGCAATAAAGGTCGTATTCAATTTCAATAACCTCATCAAAAATTTCCTTGTATTCAGTAACCAATTCTTTATCGGTGAAATTCGCATACCCTTTCATCCCGTATTCAAATATACTGGCAACATAACTATTGTCACCTCGTTCGTGTTCCGATATGATTGTGTTGATGTCGTTATCTACCAACTTGTCTATGATTTCCTGTCTTTTCATAACTTAAAAGTTTTTCTTATATTGTACTCATCGCCAACCTTGTTTAACTATTACGTTCTTTCTACCTTGCTTTCGCCATATTTTAGTTATATCGTTGTTTACAAATCACCCAAATGCTATAAAGAATAAGTGGTGAAAAAAGAATTAATTGCCCCAAACAAACCATTCTTTGTCTTGCTGTTAATCTTTTCATAGTTTAAAGATAAGTTAAATAAATTTAACTTGCAAACTTTGTTTCAATTTTTTTATCCCCAACAAAGTTATACCCAGAGTTAAACCACCATAGGGCCAAACGGATTGACCAGTAAATGCTTCGTTTTTGTTTCCTTCCATTCAGATAGCATTCCCACGCTTTCCGAATTCTAAACTTGTTTATTCGCATAATTCAACCTCAATGATTTCACAATAGTTTTCCAACTCGTCTAACGGAATTCTACCATAGTTCGTTGATGAATAGTAACCTTGAAACTCGTAACGCTTCTTCCATTCAGTTAAGGCGTTCTTTGCTTCCTCAACACTATTGTAAGTGTCGCTGAAATGAATGCTAAACCCATCGGGACTTAACACATCGTATTGCTTGTTTGATTTCATAGTTCAAAGATAAGTGAAATAAATTTAACTTGCAAATTTTAATACAAAAAAAAGGGGCAGATTTCTCCGCCCACCTTTTTCAAATATGAAAACAAATCAAGTTCTATGAAAAGTAAGGTTGTATAACCTCTTTGTCGCTCAAATTAGCTCTCATCTTTGCATACGCTTCCGCTTCTTTATCATCTTTGTTATAGATGAAATCAACATTGCTTGAAGCGATTGCAAATTGTCCGTTCGCAATACCCCAAAAGTAATAACGAACATTGTCATTCACATCAACTGCATTCAATGCCCTCTCGCAAACCTCGTTCAGTTCGGGGAATAACTTAACGCTTCCCGTGATACTTGAAACGATTGCAAGTTTCATACTGCCGTTGGCGAATTCATCAGCTACCTTGTTCTCACCAATGTTTCTTAAACCCTCAATAAGGATTTGTTTGTAGCTACCCGAAGGTGCTTTTGGAAATGGATTGTTCATATCGTTTTGTTTTTTGATACAGCAAAGATAAGTGTAATAAATTTAACTCGCAAGTATTTTTTTAATTTCTTTTAATCGATCCAAAACTTTATCCATTTCTTTTGAAATCTTTGTGTGGGTTCTATGTTTGCTATTAGGTTCCCACAACTCGGACAAAGTTTTATATCGTTCTTTGAGCCGTATCTCCTCAACAATCAATACCGAATGTTCCATTGTTAATTCAGTATTGATTGGTAAGGGATTGGAAATTCCAAGAAAGGTGCGGACAACCATTTGTCAATTTTGATTGTCTTGTCGGTAATCTTTTCCTTTCGGTAAACCTTTACGCAAGTTTCCAAGTTTTCATCAGCGAATATGGTTTCGGTGCTTTCATCATCATTTGTGCGAAATACCTCGTACCAAGTTTTTGTGTTTTCCATTTTTTCTTTTTCCTAATTTTGTGAGTGCAAAGGTATATATAATAAATTTAACTCACAAGTTTTCAACACATTTTTACCAAGTTTTTGGATATTTGTCCAATGTTTCTTGCGGATATAAAACTTCGTTTCCGTTGTTCAAAACATCTTCCCACCAACGAATACCAATCTGCAATCGTGGTACTGCGAACTTCATAACATCTTCATCGTGGACACGAAAGAACAAATCGTTTCTTCCACCTGTTCCCTCTTCGCCAGGTGTTGGCAAAGTTAAAACTTCTTCGCAATAAACTCCGCGAACATTAAACTCTTCTTTGAGCCAATTTTCAAAATCTTTGGCACAACTCTTTCCAACAATTGTTCCGTGCCAAACACATACTTGATTAAAATTTTCCATTTGTTTTGTTTTTGATATAACAAAAATAAATGAAATAAATTTAATGTGCAAATAAAAAGGGGAATTTCTTCCCCTTTCTTATCCACAATTAGCGGTCAAAATATGTTTCTTTGATACCTTGTTTCTTTTCCATTGACTGCGACATAAGGTACATTGTTTCCCCCATTGGTTTATCGTGGTGAGAAATAACAACTTCAATGATACCCTTGTTGTCGGTCGGGTGAAACAACATTGTAAACTCCCCAGTGTTCGGTGCAAGTTTACGGATTAAAGTTTCTGCACTATCCGTTTCAAATTCGGTGTACCCTGCAACATTTCTCCAAGTCAAAGAAAGTCCGTAACAAAAGAATTTCTTTGTACGCATTTTCTTCATCATTGTTTTTACTTCGTACACAAAATCTTCCCAATAGATTTGTGCTTCCATTTCATCTTCAACTTCGGGCATATCCCAACCCGCTAAAATTCTTTTTGTTTCTTTGATTAAAGTTTCCATTTGCTTGTTTGTTTTTGTTGATACAAATATAAATGAAATAAATTTAACTTGCAAATTTTAACACAAAAAAAAAGGGCGGATTTCTCCACCCCTTTTTTCAATCGGAAAGAATTAAAGTTTATAGAATGTTATGACACACTTATTTTTTTTGTTGTCAATATCGGGTGCTGAACTATTATATTTACTACCCTTTGGTTGCCACCTTTCATAATAATAGTTTATGTAGTTTTTAACCAACTCAATATCACTTTCTGCCAAATGCTTTGTGAATGTAGCAACTAATGTTCCGTTACTTGCGTTCCTTGAAATTGTCATTTCTTCGGAAATGTTTGTTGGCAAAGTAAGTTTGTTTTGTGCTAACTTTGAGCAAGTTTCAAGGGTGTCAACAACATCAACCTTGTTGGTTGTTTGTGCTTTTGCGGTTGTTACTCCGAACAACACAACTGCGATAAAGAATACTTTTTTCATCTTGTTTATTTTTGATTATGATACAAAGATAAATGAAATAAATTTAACTTGCAAATTTTACCTCAAAAATCTTCGGTTGAAAAATCAATGTTAAGTTCGCTAACCATTTGTATTGTTTCAAACTCCGTTTTAAGTTCATTAACTTCTTCGTTGATAAGACACATCTCAAAGTCCAGTGCGTGTACTTTCATAAGACAAAGAATAGGGTGTATGTGCCCGTTCTCCAACTTAAACATCAATGTTGTTTTCTCACCCAAAATTTCTGTTGCTCGGTCATTAAACTTAACCAACTTACTCTTTAGCTCCATTAAACGAATGTCCGTTTGCTTGATTGCCATTTTGTTTGTTTTTGTTGATACAAAGATAAATGAAATAAATTTAACTTGCAAATTTCAGGGATCTAAGTTATCCACATTGTTATAAACAAAAAAGGGTGGGGATTTCCCCCACCCAATCATCAAATAAACAAACAAGCAATTTAACAAATCAATGATACTTCCATACTTTGAAGTTTTTTGATAAACTTCTCTTCATCGGTATCAACCATAAGTTTAATTGTTGGATTGATACTTTGGGCATAACCCCATTTTTGTTTTACCGCCTCAAAGTAATTTCTTGCGGTTTTCAGTTGCAAAAAGTTGTTACAACTGCTCAACACTTTGAATGCCCTTTCTCGGTCATCGTGGTAATCTTTTGCGAAGTCGGTTACTTTTAACATATTTGTTTGTTTTTGTTGATACAAAGATATGTGTAATAAATTTAACTCGCAAGTTTTTTAGTTAAATTGTGCAGCCCATCGGTCGCAAGTGGCTTTGTCCACCCAAATAACCATTGCTTCCAATTCTTCTTTTGTTGTGATTGGCTCGGTGCTTTCGCCATCATCATCAGTACCTTGTAAGATAGCGTTTCCTACAATAGGGTATTGCCAGTCCGCCATCATAAACCCACCATCAAACGGATGATACAACCCCTCATCATCGGTGTAGATTGTGTCGTTGTTCTCGAATGTTACAGGACAAGCGAAGGTTTCGCAACCATTACCAATAGCAGGTGCAATGTCTTTCCAATCGTTGATTTCAATTTCTTCGATTTTGCGGTCAGCGGTGTTAATCTTAAATGCTTTCATATCGTTTCGTTTTGTTGATACAAAGATAAATGTAATTTATTTAACCTGCAAATTTTCATTCAATTTATTTGCAAAGTTTTCAGCACTTTGTTTATCGTGAAACCAATAGTTAGCCAAGTCCTTACCTCTATAAGGTTTTAAGGTTTTGTGGCTTACCACTTGCCCTCGTTCGTTGGTAACATAATAGTATGTCGCACACATAGGCATACCACTCGGTGTGCTTTTACCCTTACGGGGTATGTATTGATTTGATTGTACTTGAAACATAATGCAAATATAAGTATAATAAATTTAACTCGCAAATGGTTTCCAACTTAATGGTTCATCGGTTGAAAGGTCGCAAGCAATTTCAATGTTGTTTAAGTGTGTCCAACACTCGTCAGCCATTCCCGTTGGTTGCTCAAATTGTTTTGCCAACCCGTTCTCATAGATAAACTTTCGGATAACATCCAAGTCATCTTTAACCATTGCAAGGCGGTGCTTTAATTGATCGATTTCGTTTTCCATATCACAAAGATAAACGAAATAAATTTAATGTGCAAATTAATCAACAACTCCGTTCCCGTAGTAAAGGTCAAACGATTTCTTTTTATAGTCATCGGACTTTAACCACGCTTGGTACTTTTGTTCCCACTCGTTGTCTTGAAACTTGTAATAACTCCCGTTGCAATATCTTAAACGATTATTCAGTTTATAGAATTGTTCAAACAAACCTATCTCGGTTATGTCCGCAATTTCCTTTGTACTGGTGATAACCGATGTCTTATCAAGGTAACAAAAACCCGTTTCGGTTACAACCGTTTCGTTTCTTGGGTTCCAATAGTTCAATGTCGCTTTGTGCATATCGTTTGATTTCTTGATACAAAGATAAGTGTAGTTTTTTTAACTTGCAAATTTTATTTCAAAATAATACCATCAACAATCAACACTCGGTCATACTTTAAAATCTTAATATCAGCCAATAGTTTAGTTGTTTTACGAAGATACTCCGCTTCAGTCATATTAGAATACTCCAATTCATTTTCAATCTTACTTAACTTATTTTGACTTCTTTCGGCTTTTTTAACCATTTCGTGGTAAAGTTCGGAAAGGGTTTCCTTTGTGTCGCTTGGACTACCTGCGATAATATCTGTTTGTTGGTGGCGAACGCTTGAATAGTCGGTGTCATAAACTCCAACGCAGGTGTAGTCTGTTTTTAATCCGATTAATAACATATTGTTTGTTTGTTTTGTTGATACAAAGATAAACAAAATAAATTTAACTTGCAAACTTTATCACAAAAAAAAGATAAAAAAAACTTACATTAAAGTTTGCACATTAAAAAAAATACATTTACCTTTGTATTGTCCAATTAAGGAAGGGCGGGCACTCAAAAGGTGGCTGGGGTGTTCTAAGGGAACCTGCCCTTTACTCTCGTATTATGTTAAATAAAAAAAAAGGGGATTGCTCCCCTTTTCTTGTTTCGGCTTTCTCGCTTACTTGAAAGCGATTACATTCTTGTTGGCTCTCACTTCCTTAATGCCCTCAATCTTGATTGTGCGGAAGATTACTTCATCTGCAACACCTTGATTTGCGGCACTTGAAACTCGCTTAAAGTTCTTGATGATTTCCACTTCTTCTGCGGTGGCTTCTTTGCCATCAACAAAGTATTGCAACACTTCTGCACTTTCAACAATGCCCGACAAATACATTTTGTCTTGTGCTTTCTTGCTTCTTACGATTGCACCATTCTTGCTATCGTAAACTTTCTCGTGCCAATTACTTTTGGCTTGAAAATCGGCTTCTTTGCCCTCACGAACACGCTGATTGTTTACTGCATTTTGGTACACAGCATTAAGCAAAAACTTGTAGTTTACAAGTTTGGTAACATTCGCCTTACGCAAAGGATTACCTGTTTTTACCATGTCTTGTTCAACATTGGCAATGATTGTTGCGAAGGTGGCACTTCCGCCATCGTTAATCGCATTGAAGATGATTTGTTCTTTGTTCATATTGTATCGTTTTTTGATGATGCAAATATAAGTGCAATAAATTTAACTTGCAAATTTTACTGCAAAAAAATTAAAATTATTCTTCAAGCAATTCCGTAACCTCAAATTCCTTTTCCTCAATCATCTTCAACAAACAAATAAGTTGGTCGGTTGAAAGGTCTTGCAAAGAAATGGTGTCCATATCGTGTCCACTATCAATAAACACTCGTTCATCAAGTGTAACCCCACCAATAACCTCGTTCATTTGGTCATCAATGTAGTTAAAGATAATACCACCATGCAGGTTTATCTCTTGTGCGTTGTTGCATATCATTTCGGTCTTAATATCCTCAATGATTTCCTTTCGTTGCAATTCAATGCGAAGATTGTGTCGGTATGATTTATCTTTGTTCATAGGTTTGTTTTTGATGATGCAAATATAAGTGCAATAAATTTAACTCGCAAGTTAAACTTCGATTTCACCACTTTTTATTTTCTCGTCAATCAGTTGTTCATACTCGGTTTGTATTTCCTTTGAACACTGGCTAACTTGGATCGCGACAAACTCACCATGAGGTAAACCCTCAAGTGCGTCATCAACGCTTCCCGCAAAAAACAATTTGTTATCGGACTTCCAACGCAAGGGTTGGTCTGTTCCTCTTTCAAACACCAAATAGGTGTTTTCCTTTTTGTATATGTTGTTCATACGCTTGGCGTTCTTCTTTGATTTTTATGAGAGTATTCAACTTGTTCTTTGCACATTCAATCGCTTCTTTCTTCGCACCCTTGTATTCAATAACCCACATTAAGTTTGCTTCTTCTTGGTGAAAGTTATTTGAACTCAAATTTCGCAACCAATAGTCATAGTTTGAATACATACTCATAGCGTTATAGTTTAGTTAATATACGAAAGATAAGGGCAATAAAATGTAGTGTTATTACCAACACTCCAAATATCACAACAAAGTAATAAAAGTAATCGTGTGCTGTCCTTTTCAATTTCATAATACAAAGATAAGTGAATTAAATTTAATGTGCAAATTTACAAGTGAGTAACATGCCCACAATTTAAGCATTCAATATAAGGTTTTCCACCTTGTGCAACAATAACACTTTCTTTGGGAAACAACCACCATTCATTCTCGCCACATTGTTCACATTCTGCATTCTCACTCCCCATTCTCTCGGTCATTGTCATTTGTCCCTTTCCTTTCAAATGTGGGTACACCAGGTCAAGTACATTTCCATTCACTTCTTGAAGGACTGCTTGATAAAATTTCGGTTTGCTCATACTCGTTTTGTTTTTGATAGTTCAAAGATAAGTGAATTAAATTTAATATGCAAATAAAAAGGGGACTTTCGCCCCCTTTTTTTACCCACAGTTTTATGGTTTAATCATCACTATCACTATACTCGTAAACCTCACAATCAACATACAACTTCACATACAACTTGCCCTCTTGTTCAACAACCTCTAAACCATTCTCGCCCTCATCTTCTGCCGTATTGTAGTTTACGCTATCATCAGTAATTTCGCCCTTGTGTTCGGGTGTCCAATCGTTTGCACAATCTTGGAAACTTTCGTGCAACTGCTCAATCATTTGTTCGTTTTCTTCGGTAAGAATGAAATCCTTTTTGTAGTCAGTATTCTTTCCGTTCCAATTAGTGTGCGACATACCACCAATGTATTCAGTTAGAAAGTCGGCTTGTTCCTTTGTAACCTCACAAAGTACATTACCACTATACCTTTCGCACCACTCCGATTGAGCCGATTTTGAGTAAGTGAAATCATCTTCTTCATCACTCAATTCAATACGGACAATACCACTTTCGCCCATATAGTGTCCGTCAGACGCTTCATAAAACTGAACTTGGTTGTAAACCTCATTGTCAAAGTAGTCAGTTAAACCACTTTCATCATTCACAATCTCGCCCTTTTTATCGTGGAACAAAAGGTTTGTGTCATTCATACTATCGCCACCACAACTGAAATGAAATTCAGCGAAAGCGATTTTTTGGGCTTTCCATTTTTCAATAATTTCTTGCATATCGTTTTTGTTTTTGATTGGTACAAAGATAAATGAAATAAATTTAACTTGCAAGTTCTTCGTTCTCTTTTCTTAATTTATCCAAGAAAACATTTGCAGTTTCAATACTTTCGGGGTTGTCCACCAACTTAACCCCATTGTGTATCCAATCGGGCAAATCAAAGTGTTTAAGATAGTCCTGTGCAGTCGGCACAAACTTCATACGGAAATCTTCCAAGATATGCAACATAGCAATATCAATCGTGTCTACACTTCTACCACTTGAATTGGTTATATTGTAACCAAACACCTTTGGAATGATTGTGTAAGCAAACCAAGTATTGTGTGTTAATACCCTTGCTGAATTGTTGTTCATAGTCGCTTTCGGACTATCAATAAGTTCGTGGATAGCCAAGTAATCTTCCACTTTACCACCCCAACGCTTAACGCTGGACTTTGAATGAATTAACGGATTAGCCATATTGTTTTGTTTTTTGATATTGCAAATGTAAGTGTAATAAATTTAACTCGCAAATTTTAACACAAAAAAAGGGGGAAATTTCTTTCCACCCTCTTTTCTTTATCAAATAAACAAACAAAATCCTCAATCCCAAATTCGTGTAACTTGTTGGCTGAATGGGTTGTACTCAACTTGTTTACCCATTTTCCAATCCCCTTTGTCCACTAACAAGGTTTTGTGTTCGTTACTCCACGCACCATTCGGTTTTTCGTGTTTCAGTTCACTATCCTCTTTGACAAGGACTTCGGGGAAATCGGTTTTCTCTTGCAAGTCCATAGCGAAATTGCCATAGAGTGTGTGTTGGTTTGTTCCCTCGCCCACCAACAAAGTGTGCTTTGTTAAACTCTTTTTCATATCATTTATGTTTTTGATTGGTACAAAGATAAGTATAATTTTTTTAATGTGCAAGTATTTTTTTAACTTTCTGCAACAAGTAATGTTTTGTACTCTTTCTCGGTCAAGTGTCTTGCACTACCCAAAGATTGGTATTTACCCTTTGGTTTAATCATAATACAATCCCCTTGTCGGATAATCTTCTCAATCTTACCCATTGGAATATCGGTTTGGATAGTCCACGCAATACATTGTATAGCGTTTACTTTCTTTTTGTCAAACTTCCACATATCCCCCAAATCGTTTGTGCGATATACGGACTGCAAATCAACCCAAATAAGATATTCTCTATCGGTGCTTGTATCTTTGCAACGGACATAATGACAACTTTCCATACCCCTACCATTCAACCCCTCGTTAAAATAACTACCCTCAACCTCGTACAATTCATAAGTATCGTTAAACTTGTGTTCAACCAATTTACCATTGGTATCAACCCAAGTGGTTGATTTTTTGAGTGTTTTTTTGGATAACAATTTTGGGTTTACATCAGCGACAATTTTGTCCAAACCCAAATGTAAAACACCAATTCGCCTTTGTTCAAGGTTGTTTAATCGTGCAATCTCATTGAAAGACAAGGGAACAATATCGTTCCAAAAATCTTCAAGTTGTTCCATTGGACAATCCTCTTTGTGTTTCAGTTTTAGAACACGACACCCCAAGTCAAAGGGGAACTCTACATTGTTGATTACTAATTTCATATTGTTTCGTTTTTGATAGTGCAAATGTAAGTGTAATAAATTTAACTTGCAAGTATTCACAAAAAATAATTTGAAATACTTTTCTTTTCTCTGGCAATCAAGTTAAAAAGAAAAAGGGGACTTTCGCCCCCTTATCTTGTTCATACTTTTAGTTATTCCAACAAGCGTTGAAAAATTCAAGGTAATCTTCTTTGCGACCATAGGTTTTTCCGTTAAAGTCGCGTTTCTTCATACCCCTTTTAATACATTCAATAAACTTGTTTTGGCTCTTGTAGTATTTCTCAACTCCCAAGTTACCCATAAAGTTAATCAACCCCGTTGTCGCATATTGACTGCGAACAAACCCCGTTGCATTGTAGAAGAAATCAATCGCATTGATACGCTTAATTGCTTCTTGCATATCAACAACTTTGAAACTCCCGTTTATGATTTGCTTCTTTGCCAAAGCGGTGGTTGAATTTGTGAGCAAAGCGGCAATCGTTGTGTGGGTGAGAGAGAAATCCTCCGTTAATTGACTAATAACTTTTACATCTTTGTTGAAATCCGACCAACCACAAATAAAGTCGGATATACCCCAATTACGAGAACTGCTATTTAATTTCGTTACAACAATCAACGCTTCCTTTTCGTCTTTCACCTCAATAAGTTTGCAACGAATAGGTAATTCAACACCCTTTAAGGCGGTGGTTAAATGTTGTCCATCAGCCACATTGTAAGACATACCGATTTTAACAACAACCACATCACGAAGAACTGCACCTAATTGTGTAACGCTTGAAGCCATTTTTTGGACATGAGAAGGTGATACTTTTCGGTTAAACTTTAATAGTTTTAACAACTCATAATTAGTTGTTTCAACAATCGCAGGGTAACAAATTACATTACCATTCACATCATACTCAATCGTTTCTTTGAGTAAGGTTTTGAACGCAAAATTCCTTGAATTTTTACGCCCGATTTTCTCTGTTTTTTTCATAAAGAATTATTTTTTGTTTTTGATTGGTGCAAATATGAGTGTAATTTTTTTAACTCGCAAATTTTATCACAAAAAAATTTAAAAAACTTTTCAAACCTGGTGGATCCATAAAAAGAAAGGGGCAATGTTTCCACCGCCCCCTATTGTTGTAATCAAAAAACGCAACAATATATTATTCTGTAAGGTCAAAAATGAACTCTGTATATCCTTTCGGTATTCTATTTCCAACCGAAATTGAATGACGAGCCCAAACTCCAACCTGCCCTCTTTCATCCCCTCTAAAATCTCCACCGCCTCGCCCGTTGCCCTCGCAAGTTAGCAAAGGTAAAGGGTGAATTGTGAACGGCCACTTTTTCCCGTTCTTATCTTCCCAATAATCGCTAACGGGTACTTTTGTTTTATCAACATACTGCTTTTTGGTATGGTTGATAATGTACTGATACCTTGAACGATTAACACGGGTAGGTGCGAGCTCGTTATCATCATCGCAAAGGTCGTAAAGATTAACCTCTCTAACTTTCCCCTCTTCGTCTTGGTGAGTTAAACCTTTTTCCCCGTCTGCATAATCACCAGCCCAAACTACACGGGCTTTGTTAAACTTTCCTCTCGGTGATAACAACTTTTCAAAAGTGTTCACAAAATCGTTACGCATCCACGAGTGCTCCATAAGTTTGAGCCCGTTGTTGTACTTGTGTGAATACATCCACCCTAAGACCGTTTCTTTTTCATCATCGCCCGTCTTTTCAGCGAGAATACAAGGTTTGTAATACTGTCCCATATCTGTTTTGATTTATGAATACAAAGGTAAGTGTAATTTTTTTAATGTGCAAATTTTAATTCAATAATTTTATCCAACCTTGTGAGTGTGCTTCATTTATAAGATACTCATCACTAACACTATTATAGTTCTCATCACCTTGGGAACGCAAAAACTCTACCATTGCTTCATCACCTTTATAGGTAATCCCTGTGTTATTGTCTATCCAAATGTTCATCATTGCCACCCTTGTTTTATTATTACATTTTTTTTACCCTGTTTAATCCAGTGTTCAAACCATTCGCCCCATTCACCTCTCCTGTGTCGGTAAACGCAAATGTATTCATCAAAACTATCGTTCATAAATGCATTCATACGCTTCTTAACTTCTGCGTATGTATTCACCCTCAAAGAAACATCTTTTCCTTGTTGGTTTCTATAACTCACCGAAGGTTTAAATGCTTTTGCCATATTACTTCCACAAATTTTCGTAAGACATCAATGAAGCGGTAATCCTTTCAATAAACAAATCACCCCACTCAACATCACTCATCGTTCCGATACCCTTTTGGTTTTTGTAATCTTTCAAATCATTGTTCATTTCAAACAAAATAGTTTTACAAGCAATTAACCTTTCGGGTATTTCAAAATCGGTGCTTTCGTTACTCTCTCTGCGATAATACTCCGCAATGTTGATAACCTCATCAACCAATTGTTCATCGGACATCTTCGCATACTTAACCATATCTTGCGGTGTTTCGATTTCATCCCCCGCCATATCCACAATGGCGTCTATTAGTTTTTCTCTCATTGTTTGTTTCATAGTACAAAGATAAGTGTAATAAATTTAATGTGCAAATTTTTTTACAAAAAAAAGGGATAATTTCTTATCCCCTTTGTATTCAATCGTTACGGATTAATAAGCGTATTCAACTTCCCAACCCGCATTTGTTTTCTTCTTCTGCAAGAAAGGTTTAAGGTCTTTAATGAACTTCTTTTCCGCCTCGCTATCAAAGAATGAACCCAAAGCACTCTTAACCACTTCAAGTATCGGTGTGTTGGTTGTTGTATCAGCGAATGTGCAATACAAATCAGCACTCCAATCTTTTGGTATTGAGCCGTGTTCTTGGTGTGATACCTTTGCTTTCTTCAAACCTCTCTCAATACGAACAATCGGTGTTTCGTAAATGTCGGTCATATCATCGTACCAATCAATTTCGCTGAATGATACTGACATTGACAACAACTTTTTGGTCTTGATTGACTTCCAAAAGTTTTCAACTTCCTCAGCAATTCGTTTCTCGTTCACATACAACTGCGACTTGCGTGATGAACCCGAATAGTCCGAACTGATACATAAACGGATTTTGTTTTCATTCAATCGGTTCACGCTAACCGAAAGCGACTCCTTGGTGAAAAGATTTTTTATCATATCTTGTTTTGTTTTTGTTGATGCAAAGATAAGTACAATAAATTTAATGTGCAAATTTTAAGATAAAAAAAAGGGGAATTTCTTCCCCTTTCTTTTCAATGTTTTATTACTCAACCACTTCTTCTTCTTTTGTTTCAATGTTGCTGAACAACTCTCCGATGTCGTGTGTGATTGCATTCACATAATGTGATGCATCAAAATCGGCATCATCAATCTCAATCTCGTTTCCGTTGGTAATTCGGAATGTAGTGCGGTATCCACTGATTTCAATATCACTTGGATCCGCTTCCTCAACGATCGCGATAACTCTTTCGCGTAACTCGTTAAGGTCTACCGAACTTTCACCCTCAACCTTGTTAATAAGATTGATGACATCTTCCTTTGTGAACAATGAACCTGCGGACTCGTTCACTAACTTAATAACTTCATTTTTTTTCATAGGTATTATATGTTTTTGATTATGATACAAATATAAGTGCAATAAATTTAATGTGCAAATTTTAACCCAAAAACTTTGGGTTTAATTTGAACTCCAATTTGTATGTAGGGTTATAGCGACCACCCGAACAAAAACCGCAAGAAGATGTATTGCGTGTTGCTCTATGTTTCTTATGAGTATGACCACAACCCGAACAAACTGCAATATAGCGTGATTCGGGCGTTGTAACACTCTTACCACTATAACATCTATCGCCTGAGCAACCAATTTCTTGTGCTTTGGCTTTCCATACTCTATCGTGGTGATGACCTGGTGTGAGGGCGTGTGCAATCTCGTGTAGGATTGTATTTCTAACTTCTTTTTCATCGTTCAAATGTGTTAAATACTTTGATAATGTAATTACCTTTGCTCGGTACTTGCAACAACCAAATCTGCGTCTTGCGTTGTCAAAGGTGAAACGCCAACCTTGTTGTTTGATACCATGCTTTTGCATGAGTTCGTTTGCGAGTGTTTGTGCTTTGTATAAGTCCATTGCTTTGTTTTTTGATGATGCAAATATAAGTGTGATAAATTTAACTTGCAAATTTTACTGTAAAAAAAATTTTTTTGTAAAAAAGTTTGCGGGTTAAAAATATTGTATGTACATTTGTATTACAAAACAATTAAAATGGATTTAAATCAAAAATCATCAGCAGACCACATTATCGAACATCTATTAGCTATTGATGTGGATGGGGAAACAATGGAATATATCATCAATGGGGTTTGTATGGATGAACAGGTATTCAGACAATTATTTCTTAAAGCATCGCTCTCGCAAATTAATCAGTTGATGGATGTAAAAAAGTTTGCGGGTTAAAAATATTGTATGTACATTCGCAACATGAAAACAAAAGACATAAACACGAGTATCGGTCTGTCAATCTATAAAGGTGATTGGGACGGGGCTGAATGGACGATAACGGGCTTTCCCAAAGCCGAGGTCATCGGACATAAATATGAAAGTGCATACGATTTCGAAGAAGCCGTTAAACGCAATGTGAATTGTAGCGGTATTAAGTTTGATAGTGAGATGTGCCAGTTCTTTGCATACGCCAAAACCAAAGCAAGGTTGGTTAGTTTCGCGAAGCAAATTGAGAAGCACTACGCTAAAGCGAATGAGTTGAAAGAAAAAATGTTTTAATACTTGCACATTAAATTTATTTCATTTACATTTGCCTCCAAATCAAAAACGCAATGGAAGATATTATTAAAATCAACAAGTTGGAACTCGCAAGTGAGTTAGCCAACGAAGCCACAAAGGATGAGATGTTCTCAAAGGGTCTTATCGTGGATGAGGATGAAATGTATCGTGAGGACAATGGTTGCTCAATCTATACAGAGGAAGCACAAGACATCTTCAACGATTACTACGATTATTTCTTAACCAAGATTGAGGAGGTTGCGATATGAGTAAGGTAGCAAAACTGGTTACAATATCCCTGATGACAAGAGTCATCGTGGATGAGAATGCAAGTGAGGAAGAGATTTTGAATTCTGCCAGACCTAAATTCATTCAGAAGGTTCAGGAAGAACTGAATGAAAACATCGAGGAAATTTGGTACGACAATGAATGTCCCTACGACCCTGAATTCGACAATTAAAATCTTTTTGTATTCAAATTTGCACATTAAAAAAATTATACTTATCTTTGCTGTATGGAAAAATCAATGAGAACAGCGGCTGTATGTTCAAACTACGCCCTGAAAATAAAAGAAGCCCTTGTTCAAATGGCTGTTGAGGATAAACTCCCAATGGATATGACCACTTTGAATACGGATGAATTCGAAAACATTCTCGAACCGCTTGTTCGCAAGGTTGTCCGTGACGAGGACGAGAATGCAATCCCTGAGAGCATTCAGGTTGGTGTTTACTACTATGAGGATGATGAAACAGGGAAGCCTGTGTTTGATACTGATAGTATGATGGATGAATTCGAAAATGAGTTGAAAAAACTTGAAGACAAGTTTGCGAGTTAAATTAAATTCACTTATATTTGCATAACACAATGACAAACTATACTGATTTCAATGAAGAGGTTGGCAAGATTCGGGTGAGGCTAGCCCAACAAACCGAAGCTTTACTTAAGCCCGCGATTCCGCCAGCCATTTACAACTGCAAGAACGAAGGCATTGCCATATCGACAGCAGAAGGTACGATGAAAGTTGAAACCATTGGTTACGACAACGGCGGAGTATTCGTTAAAACCGAAACAGGTGAGGTATGGGATTACATGGATTTGGACACTGATGATATGGTCGCGATTTACGAGCATGTTTGGTACCAAATTAATTCCGCACCTATGAGGTGAGTCTTTGTGTGATGTTTTGTTTTGATGATGAAGAGGAGACCTAGTGTCTCCTTTTCTGATTATACCAGGATCAACAGCAAAAAAAGTTGATTTCAGATTTGCACATTAAATTTAATTCATTTATATTTGCATTCAAAACAAAACGAAATGGCTAAACCAAAATTTTACGAGTGTGTGATTTCATTTACATACGAAGCGGAGAACCCAACAGACGCCGCGAGGCAGTTTATCGCAAACATTCAGAACAATCCAAACTGGAATGTACTGGTGAAAGATTGTGAGAACTTTGAGAACACCTTTAATGTTGATACGGAAACAGGTGAGTGTGAAACCAATTCAATCGAGGATTATGACGACCTGTAAAGCCCTGACAGCACATATTGTTGAAGAAGGAAACCTGATCGACAGGTGGCCCTGTGATGTTAACGAAGAGAATGAGATGCAATCAAACGGGTCTCAGGAATTTCTTTATGAATATAACGGGAACAAGTACTGTGTCTGGATGGACTGGAACGACAATCCAATCCTACCTGGTGAAATTTTATCACCAATTCCTGAATAAAATTTGCAGGTTAAAAAAATTATACTTATATTTGCATCATTAAATCAAAACAAATATGTCAAAGCCCACAGCAAAAGAAACGGTAGAAACCGTAACCAATTACCTGAACAGTTTCTCGAGCAAAGAGAAGGAATTCATTGAGGAAATGAACAGGGAACATCGCACACTTCAACAGTCATTCACAAAACTATGTCTGGCATGGCTTGAGAACTGCGCCAATGAAGAATATCGTTTTGATGGAAGGAATGAAGCGAGTCACACTGTATCGAAGGAACTCGTTGAGAACTTCAAGTGGAACAAGGATGGTTTCAAACCATCTGAATTCTTACCCTGTATATAAAAAAAAGAGGGGACTTTTACATCCCCTCATTTTTTATTGTACCGAGTCTGTGGTTGTGGAAACATTCGTAGTGTCTACGCTTGTGGTATCGGTAACAACAGCGGTTGAGTCCGTAGCTGTTGTTGACTCGGTGGATTCCGATCCGCAAGATACAACTGTCAACATTGAAGCGACAATTGCAAGTGTCATGAGAATTCTTTTCATGTCCACAATATTAAACAAAAAATAGATAAATGTCAAGCAAATTAGACAAAAAAAAATTTGCAGGTTAAAAAAATTACATTTACATTTGTATTCAAAATCAAAAGCAATGAAATATAAACAGCAAGCTCCAATTGATGATTGGTCAGACATCGACAAGTGCATCAAGAATTCTGAAATCAACCTGAAACATTTACAGGACATTGACAAAGCTCAGGAAGCCAAAGGTGAACCCTTACTTTACCGTTACTTTTACAGGCCTGTCGCTGACGGTCGAGCTTGGTATCAGGTGACGAAGGTTACATCTAGAACAGCTACCGTCACATGGTGCGCAGGGATTTGTCTTGACGACTATGTTGATATGATGTTGGGTGAGGAAGCTACGATATCTCGCGGCATGATTGAGAACATGGTGAATGGAAGAATTGCACTTGAAAAATTATTTGCACATTAAATTTTTTCCATTTATATTTGTATTCATAAATCAAAAACAAAATATATGCACAAAGGAGTAATCTTATTAGTAAAAGCGGATGACCGCGATGACGCCATTGGCCAAGCCAACGAGTTTCTTGACCACTATGGGGATGGCGATGTATGGGATTGGTTCGTAATCGGTGGCCGTTGGAGCGGTAACCTGAACACCCTATCGAAAACTTTCTACGAGAAAGCAAAGGTTCTTTTCGAACAAGCATATCCAAATGAGGATAGCCCATTCTTGTCAACCAAAATGGTTGAGGAGCAAGCACAGGGTTTGCAAGAGATTTGGGAAAGCATTGGCGGGAAAGGTCAGAACCCATATTCTCGCAGCAGTTATATCAGTGACGGATTTGAGGATGATTGTCTCCCGTTGACTGATTGCATTCCCGTCATTCAGGATTGGAAGAAAGATATGGTGGCGGAGGCTGAAACCATTTGGAATAAAATGATTGAGGCCAAGAAAGATAGTGCGGACAAGTACGATATGTCAGGGTACTACGCAGGTATCTATCGTGACTTAAAGTATGATAATTTCTCTTTCGAGAGTAATGTCTACGATGTCGTCAATCACACGAACGACCCCTCGCAGGCTTTGGAGAACCCCGAGCAGTGGTGGGCGGTTCAAATTGATATGCACAATTAATATTCCTCTTATCATTCCACAAAGGGGAGGTTTTTAAAATCTCCCTTTTTTTTTATCACATTTGTAAAATCAATTAATAACAGAGCATATGTCTAAGTCAGTAAAAGTAAAAATCACGAAGAGTACATTCAAGTATGTAAGCAAACCAACAACTAAACAGGGCCGTGTGCCAAAACCCTCATCCAAAAAAAGATAGATTCACATTTGCAAGTTAAAAAAATTATACTTATCTTTGTCCCAATCAAAACAAAATAATATGGAACTTTTAGTTGGAACCAACCTTGAGGTTATGAGTAGGACAATTTACATCGCCGTTGATGTACAATTTGACAAGAACGGTGAAACCTACGAGGCTAATCTCACCTGTTGTTTATCGGAAGATATAAACATTGGATTTGATTCCTGGGATATCACAATTGCAAACGAGGAAGAACTTCCTGAGTTAACGGCGGAAGAAACTGAGCAACTTAAAGAATTTGCAAAAAAATATGCCCAAGTACTTGCAAATTAAATTTATTACACTTATATTTGTAACCTAAATCAAAACAATATGTCAAAAGTATTCAAAGTAACTTCAGGTACAATGGTGTGTTCCGACCCTTGTTACGAAATCCCGACTTGGTGTCAGGGTATCGTGAGTAATGTGAAAAACGGAAATTGGGAAGCGGGTATTGAAACTTCCGATGAAGGCTCTTGGGGTGAGCGTATCGCTCGTCTTTGGGTTTACAACTTGGAAGCGGCTATCAAAGACCCAAGTATAGTTAAAGCCATTGAGAATGGTGGTGGACACGAAATGCCTTTCAGTGCGGGTGTTGATAGTGGTCAGTTCGGTTTCTTCGACCACGCCAACTATCGCAAAGATGATAGTGCGAAAGATTTACCACAATACGACTTCGGTGGTGACTTTGGAATGGGTACTAACGAGGGTGATGCTTGGTATGGTGCTTGTTGTCATTTAACACTTGGTGAAGAAAATTGGGGTGTCCTACCAAATGGTGTTGTTTCTTCTTCAGGATATGGTGATGGCTCTTATGCAGTCACAGGTATCAAGAACGATGAGGGTGAGTATGTTGCGTTCTGCATTGTCTTTATCGGTAACGATGATGAGGAGGATAACGATGATTTGGATTGGGGTGATTGGAACGAAACTACCGATGAGGATTAAATTGGGTTTTTAGGTTGGAGCCTCCTGATCAATTCAGGGGGCTTTTTTTTTCTTAAAAAATTTGCATATTAAATTTATTTCATTTATCTTTGCATTCATAAAATCAAAAACAAAATGAATATTTTACCAAAATCAATTACTGACCGAGTGTCAATCAAGAATGTGAAAGAAAACTTCGGACACGACTTGGGTGGTTTCTTCTGCGACATCTACTTCGACAACAAGAAAGTAGGTTACCTGAACAATGATGGTTGGGGTGGTTGCCCTGACATTCGTACCTATGGTTTCGATGCAAAGCACAAAGCGATGATGAAATCATTTGAGGACTTCCTGACCGAGCAGAACTTCGCCCAGTTTGTTGCTGATGATTACAACAAACCGCACCCGCAAATGCCCAATGGTAAGAATGATTGGGTTGCTGATGATTTCAGGTTTGACAGCCAAGTTGAATTCCTTTGTGAACGCCTGAACTTTATGAAAAGTATTGAACGCCAAACAAAGAAAGCAATCCTTTATGGTAACCCTCGTTCAACCAATTACAAGATAGTATCTTGGAAAGGTGCAAAGACACTTGAAGATGTTGTGAAGAGTATCGGTAATGCTCGTTTCAAGGTTGTTGTTGATGGTATCAAAGCCAAACTTGTTGAGGGGGAAATGATTTACAACACAAACCTCGAAAAGTTTTTGCAATAAAATTTGCACATTAAATTTATTTCACTTATCTTTGTACCAACAAAATCAAAAAACATATGGGATATTCAACCGATTTCTTTGGCTCATTGTCTTTGAGCCGACCAGCGACCATCGTAGAGAAGAACTACTTGGATAAACTCGCTGACACTCGCAGAATGAAACGCGATGTTAACAAACTCATGGAACTCTACAAAGGGGAACATGGCAATCCATTTGCTAAAGACAAGAACAACCCTGACGATATCTATGGTTTCAAAGGGGAATACTTTGTTGGGGCAGATGGTTTCAAGGGTCAGAATGGCGATGATAGTGTTATCGACCACAACAGCGCCAGTGGCGAGATTGGATGGGGAGAATACAAAGGCGATTGGGTTTTGCGTGATAAATTACAAACCGAACTCAACGCTGATAAAATCAAACAGCCAGGTCTTTGGTTGCAATGGGTGCTTAACGAGGATGGTACTGAACTATCATGGGATGGTAACGAAAAGTTTTACCACTACACCGAATGGTTGCAGTATCTTATCGCCCATTTCTTTGAGCCATGGGGTATCAAACTCAATGGCGAGATTGAATGGGTTGGCGAGGACAGCAATGACCGAGGAAAGATTGTTGTGTCCGACAACCATGTTGAAATTCTTGACGCTGTTATAGGATATCAGAAGAGGGGTTAATCCCCTCTTTTCCTGAATTCTGGATCGGATCAAAAAAAAATGTAAAAAAGTTTGCGTATTAAATTTATTCCACTTATCTTTGTATCATAATTAAAAACCAAAATAAAATGTACGAACTCGAAAAAATCAAAGAACTTGCACCTGCGGCTTTCCGTATGCCTGAAGACGGTGCTCAGGACGGTGTGTCAAAGCACTACCAATTCATGACCACCGCTGAAATCATTGACGGTCTTGGTGGAATGGGTTGGGATGTTCACTCGGCTATGCAACAAAAGTCGAAGAAGAACCCTGAAACCACAAAGCACATGTTGCGCTTCCGTAATGACAACTACGGTTCACTGGGTGTTAAGGGGAATGTTCCTGAAATCCTGTTAGTGAATTCTCACGACCGCACAACCTCATTGAACTTTCATGTGGGTATCTTCCGCATCATCTGTTCGAACGGCTTGGTGGTTGCTGATGAAACATTCAACAAGTTCCGTATTCGTCACATGGGTACAACATTCGATGAGGTTAAGGGATTAATCAACAACATCACTGAGAACCTACCAACTGTGTTCAATACAATCAACCGCTTCGAGGGTGTGATTATGAGTGAGGAGGCACAAACCGAGTTCGCTATGCGAGCATTCGCTATCCGCTTCCCTGAGTACATCAACCCAAAGACAAACGCTTTGGACACCAAGAAAGTAATGAAGAATGTATCAGTTGATGAAATCCTGAAAGCAGTTCGTCCTGAGGACAATGGCCCTGACTTGTGGAGAGTTTACAACCGAGTTCAGGAGAAACTCATCAAGGGTGGCTTCCAACATCAAGGCGAGGGGCAGAAGCCTCGTGCTTCACGCCCTATCAGCAACATTCGTATGAATGTCCTGATTAACAAAGGCCTGTGGAACTTGGCGGAGGAGTTCGCTAACTAACTCACAATACACTTGAAAGAAAGGGGGAAGAAATTCCCTCTTTTTTTTTGCACATTAAATTTAATTTACTTATCTTTGTTATCGAAATCAAAAACAATAATATGAAGTTACTTAATTTTGTGATGGTCGCCAAACACCTGACAGGTGACAGCGAAGTTTATTTCTTTCCTACAAAGGAGGAAGCAAGAACATTCTACAACAACAGAGTTAAACCGCTGTTGGATATTTGTATGAAGAACGAATTGGAGGAAGATGAGGCGTACTCATTCGGACAAACCAAAGATTGTGTTCGTTTCGATTGTGGTTACGATGAGGAACTTGATGCGATGCTTAACGAGTGTAATCATTACTATCGTGTGGACAGCGTTGAAGTTCCTGAAAATGTTACACACTATGTGGCTGACTTTTCCGAGTGGGTTGATGAGAGTGTTATCGAGTTCCACACCGAACAACAGGCAAAGGAAGTTTGGAACGATAAGATTGATGAGGAAATCAGGTTGGCTTCCGAGTATCATGGGATTGAGATTAGCAGACATCACCAAGAAACTTGGGAAGATAAATCAGGTATGACCTTGTTTCAGGAAACACATTACAGCGATATGTATTCCGATGCTTACTTTGGTCATTCAATGGATATGACTTGGACATTCAGGATTGGACAAATAAATTAATCTTATGGCGATAAAAATCATTTACTACTCGGAGGTTATAGATAACTGGGGTAGAACAGAAAGTTCAATGAAAGGTGATATCATCTTCGCGGCCCTGAACAATGTTGAGGACTGGACTGACGATATGATGTTCGAGGGTGATGACGGTCGCAAGTATTCAATAGATGAGCTTGCAGGTAAAGAAGTTTGTGTACCAGACATCGGGATATTCACCGTACCAGAAGAAGAATAATTAACGGGGCTTAAAAGCCCCTTTATTTTTTTATCTGGGACGTTATATTTATCATGGATGGTGAAGTCCCAGATTTTAAATGAGAGATCTTTTGATATAACAGACGGTGAACGATATTTAATTGTCGTGATCACCCCAGATAGATCGTACTCAGTTTTCACCAGAAAGTACCAGAGCAAACCAGTTGTCTCTGTGGAATTCAAAGAAGCAAAACTTTATAAGGAGCTGAAGACAGCTCAGAATGTTGTGAAGGAAATCTTCCAGAACAATGAACACTACCAGGAATCTGTAATAAAGATATTCCAGGTGAAGGATCTATTCGAACCCAGATATTTTGTACAGTATATTAAAAAAGCTTACATGAATTCTCCTGAGCTTAAGTGTTACATCGACTGGTACGTGATCGGCGAGAACCAGGTTGATACTTATCTGGATTACAGCGAAGCTCAAAAACATCTGGACAAATACAAACGCGATCTACTTGAATTCTATTACAGCCAGATCATGAACATCAGGAGCTTCGACTTAAAAAAAATATAAAAAAAAACGGCTCCATTTCTGGAACCGTCTCTTCACCACTAAATCAAAAACAAAAATCAATACTGGTAGTATGTGTATTCAATTGTGTCCCCCACCCTGTAACGGGCATGTTGAGGATCAACTGTAACTGGAGCTGTGCTGTCCCAGAATTCATATCGGTAGCGCTTCTTGTAATTCAGTGTTGTTGGATCGTACTGTTCGATCGTGTCAACTTTCTTAATCACATGTGGCACCACATGAATTGACTTCGGTGGTCTCTGGACACACCCTGTCACCAGGACAGTGAATACAAATATTAGTTTACGCACCTTTGGTAAATACATCTGGGTTTTCAAAATCAGTTTCAGTATCCAGAAACATGAATGAATCCTCCAACTCCTCATCGGTGAGTTTAACATCTTCCGACAAAGAATTCAGAAAGTCCATTGCTTCCCGTTTGCTGTTGAAATACTTGTAGTCTGTGTTGTCCTCATTCATAAGGTACTCCAAACCATTTAACGATATGCCCTCAATGGGTCTTCCAATTATTATCATATGACAAAGGTAATTTAAATTTATTTAATATGCAAGAAACTGGGGAAGTTTTTTTCTCCCCCAGTTAATTTTATTACATTATTCCCAAGGTGTATCAAAGTTATCGAATGGGTTTTCTGGGAAGCAAGAGTTCTCATCATTCCATTCTTCTTCCGAAATTACATTTCCGTCCTCACCAACATAAACTCTTTGTTCAACATTGTAGTTATATACAACGCCATCCAAAACATATTCTGGTTCACCCTCCGCTAACATAAGTTCACCATCCTCGCTGTAAGCACAACCCGCGAACCAGTTTCCAGTTTCCATAAACACCAGTTTGAAGTTCAAGTTCGGAAACATTTTGATAACTTTTCCCAACCAGTTGATTGGTGGCGACCAGGCGGAGTTGAAGTTAATTGTAATATAGTTTTCGTTATCTGTATCGAAACCCATTTCCTCTGACGAGCAATCCCACTTTGTTCCCCAGTTCATAACATTCCAGTCGTACCAGTTGTCAGTCCCATACTCTTCAATAAGAGCCTCTCGCTTCTCTTCTGTACCATTGGCACATTCAATTAGTTCTGGAATTTCAATTGGTATCTTTGCTTCATTCAATTGGTTGTTGATGAAGTCCCTGTCGGTTTTGTCTGTGGTCTCCAGAAGTTTTTTCTCCAGATCAGCGATCAACTCTTGTTGTTTCTCGATACGATTTTTTGCGTGGTTCACATCCCACTCGTTCACCCATTCACAATCACGAGGTGGTGATATGGTTCTGGAAAGTGGTTCTGGTGTCGGTAAGTAGTTCGACATTCTCCAGACAAGTTCTGTTTCACCTGTTTTGCTGTAACGCACAGGTTCTTCGGTAATTCCCATTGCAAGGAATTGTTTGAATTCTTTGGTATCACCCGATACCTCTAAACGATTTTCGCACCAGTTTGGCATAGTATATTGTTTTTGATTTCGAGAGCAAATATACACCATATATTTTTAACTCGCAAACTTTATCACAAAAAACTTTTTTCATTTTTATTTGCACATTAAATTTATTGCACTTATCTTTGTGTCGAAATCAAAAATAAAAATCATGTTTAATCTAGGGTACACGTACAAGAAGCCTACCACACTGTTTGGTACGCAGAATGCAAAGACAAAGAAAGGTGAAAAACTGGGGTATACAACCTATATCCTGTATATGTCACCAGAAAAACAAAACACGCTTGGCAAGAACATTTGCCCGAAAGCCACAGCAGGCTGTTCGAAGTCATGTCTCTTCACAGCGGGTCGTGGCAAGTTTAGCAATGTCATGAAAGGTCGTCTGAATAAGACTGAATACTTTCTTCGTGACAAGGTGAACTTCATGGACGATGTTGTTAAGGAAATTAAAAAGGGTATTAAAAAACATGGTGCGGGTGCAATGTGCGTTCGTCTCAATGGTACCTCTGATATTCCTTACGAGAACATTCCAGTGGGTGGTTTTAAAAATGTCATGGAAATGTTTCCTGATGTGCAATTTTACGATTACACAAAGATCTATTCAAGGTTGACAAAGCAATTGCCTGCGAACTATCACCTTACCTTTTCCAGGGCGGAGACAGAGGACAACCAACGCGAAGCGGACAAAGCACTCGCACTTGGTTTCAATGTCGCTGTTGTTTTCGCTGTTAAGGACGAGACAGAACTTCCCGCTGAATACAACAATGCAAAGGTTATCAATGGTGACGAGCACGATCTTACTTTCTTACATGGCAATGGTGTTGTCGTGGGGTTGAAAGCAAAGGGTGAAGCAAAGAAAGATGATACAGGTTTCGTAGTAAGGGGTTGTAACTAACCCCTTATTTTTTTTTGCATTCAGACTTGCAAGTTAAATTAAATTCATATACCTTTGTCATATGAAAGCAAAACAAAACAATTATCCAAAGTTTATCATCCGTTGGAACGGTCGATTCCATAAGGGTCTGATAACCGAAGACTTCGTCTTCTACTGTAACTACCAGGAAGGAGATGATAACGGCAATGTTGAGATGTATCGCAGGGTTGAATCTAACCCGCATGACAGGGACAACAGCGGGCTAGAATTGGTATCGAACAATTACTTTGCTAGCGTTGGTCTCTTCGAAGCGCTCGAGGCGGGCGTCTGGGAATACATCTCACCAACCATGAAACTGAATTATAAACTAGCAAAAGAAGCGGGACAATTCGATGAGTAAGAAAGAAAGAAAAATATACGAGACCTCTGTAATATACAGAGGGTACCAGACATTTAAACTGTGCTGGGCCACCTCATATGCTGAAGCTGCCAGGATCTTGGATGTGGCCCCTAGTTACCTTAAGAATTACGGCCTGTCTTATAAACGCGATCGGGATTTTGACTTCGAGGGTTGTTATGGGTATATCGATTCAGGTGAGATCATCTTTGGTGAACCAGGACGACCTGATCTGATGAGAAAACTTATGCCATGGGCGGAGTTGACGGAGATCGTTGATACTTATATTAAAGAGAAATACGAATGAGACCAGAATTCAAGATATACAGGAATCTACACAGAGACTGTTTCAGTGTGATGAGATGGAACCAGGAGAAGAGAGGGTACCGTCTGTATCAGCATGTCAAGGATCTAGAAGCTTACGGCGTAACGTTCAGGGTATCTCAGGCTGGACGGGCCAGGGTTCTGGAGACGAAGCAAAAGAATGTACATGCATTCGTATGCTGCCAAGAATTCAAGCTTGCTTCTGGGGCCGCGAACCTGGGTGAGGAGATCTACTACAATCCATACAAGATGGAAACGTTCAGGATCAAGAGCTCGGACGAATCGATTCTGAATGCAGATTCGGTTATCATGACGAATAATAAATGTTATTTAAATGTGATCTGAATTCATGGGCGGAGATGAGAGAAGCGCGATAGAAGTGATCGCTGAATTCACGTCACCATTTGAGGATTCACTTAACGTGTTAATCCTAGGTGATCATATAGATGATCTTGAGGCTGCTGAAGTAAAGGCGGCGTTCGATCGAACCAGGAATGAATTCCTGAGTCTGCCATCGGTGGACGAGGAGAAGATGGCCCCGATCAAATATATTAAAATTAATACATCCGAATTTTTCAGGGGGAAGATCAGTAATAAAATTAAGAAGGAACCCTGTGTTGTATATCTGGATCACGAGCTCAGCAAAAATGCTTTGAACATCCTCACCAATAATAACAGTGAGGTGGATGATCTGGAGGAAATGCTTCTGGAGAAATATCTTTTCGGGATCAACCAGGAAAAATTTATTCTGGATCTCACCAGCTGTCTGGATGAAAGGATCGAACTTCTCATGAGTGCCATGGACGCCAGAGCTGGGGAATTCAATTATGTTCTGGTGGAAAAGTATCTGGCGATCTGGATATATGCGCTTGACGAATTCGCCCCATTTCAGTTCGATTAAAAAAAAGATAAAAAAAGTTTCAAAAAAACTTGCATAATAAAAAAAGTTGTATTACATTTGTAGTCCTTAAGAGTTCAGGCCTGGGAGGCAACCCTTTCTCTCTGTTTTGTTTTTGATTTCAAAAAGTCCTCCCAGGTTCTGTTCTCGAATTCAAGTTTAAGTTTCTACTAGAATTCAACCCCGTATAATTTTTAGAATTCATATTGCTGGATCTTCCAGAATTCATATCCGTAACTTTTTTAGAATTCATATATAAATAAAAAAGGTGAACCCTTTTAGAATTCACCTTTCAGTTTTTTTATGTATTCACTTATTCGTCATCCGCTTCTTTCTTGCGTCTGGTCTTTCTGGTTGGTAAACCTCTTTTCTCACGTATCCTGTCCCTGAGTTCCATCACCTTCAGGATGGCTGTGATCACCGCGATGAAAAGACCGAGGATCACACCGATCAATTGTAGGAGATCTGTTGCACTCATGGTGATTGATAACATTGATGATAATATTCCGTATTCAGGTTTTTTAGTTAGTGTATCCGTTAATTGGGTGATGAGTGTGTCCTTCATTTTCAATACTGTTTTTGTTTATTTTTTTGTATACAAATAAATAGTATGAATGAATAGAAAACGCCCGTTGTTAACTCGAATACATTATTTTTTTTTAAAAAAATTTGCACATTAAATTTTAATGTGTTATCTTTGATTAAATTAAAATAATATGAATGCAATAAATACAGCCTATACATTGGGTTTGGTCGCCATGTATTTTATCATGGGCGGAGAATTCACATTCTGGGTGTTCATGACCTCGGTCTTGATCGCACTGATTCCACTGACAACTTCGAACCTGTTATTCGCGACCCCGATCGTGGTTCTGATCTGGTGTTTCTTTTTCACCAGCAGTACAGTTTACGATTCCGACTTCGCGTGGTTATGCATCCTGTATGCACCCTTCCATTACACCTCATTCATATCCCATGTCATAGACGCCATCGAGGGCATTTTCGATTAAATTTACGCCGTTTTTTTAATAATTTAAAAAAAATATATCGAAAACTGTCGAGGGGCTCAAATTTTTTTCACTTGTTCCTGGGTGGGAAATGGGATTTTGTGGGGGTAAGTGGGGGATTGTGGGAAATAGTGTAAGTAACTGATTATCAGGTAATTCAGTGACTGTCAGTGAGTTATCTGAATGCACTCATTTTCAGTCAGTTGCGGGTATGTGTGTTTCTCGGCAGAATTCACATGGGATCCTGGGCAATATAATGTAAAATGAATGCATTTTAAGGCTATTTAAGCGCACTTCGTGCTGCTGTGGTAGCCTCTATCATTTTATTGTATTCAATCCACTGAAGGTATGTTTTCTCCTCGAATACTCTGGTGTATTTATTACAGTTTTTCACTCCGTACTTCCATACAACCTTCATGATATTTTCATCCTCAGCCAGAGAGCTGTACCATGTGAGTATTCTTTTTTTACCCTTCATGTATACAAACTCATCTCCTTCTTTCAGACTGTGAATTCCATTCTCAAGCTCCTGAAGAATGAATACACCTTTCATATGATTCACTCTTATTGTATTCACTTCTTCTGTACGATATCAATATATTCTTTTAATCTATTCGCAGCCCTCTGACTCGGTTTTCCATTCTCAACCGTGAACAAATACTTCTCAAAGAAATACCTCAGCGCTTCCACGTCCGATAGTTTTGCATCTGGCAATGTTTCCTTGTTCGATTCCTTACATTCTCCTGTGCAAGATTCCCCACAACTGTAAAGACATCCTTGCGTTCCTGAATAACCTATACCCATATCTTATTATTTTACATTGGATGTATTTCATTTATTATAGCTTTAACAAGTAATCCATAAGTTATAATTAATGATATAACTATAATTATCTCAAATAGATTTTGCCACTTTTTTGGTGTTTTTCTTACCCACATAATTTTTTAATATTCGGTTATTGTATAATTGTTGCAGACGATGCGTTTAATTCCAAATCCATCCTTAAAGGTAATGCACCCGCTCTTTTCATCCCTGGTATATTCTCTGGTGAAATATGTCTCCATGGTTTGAAAATTGTTCACGCTTACCTGATACAAGGTTTCGTTTGACTTGACCCCCTTGTAAATAAAATATGCTCTGGAGCCCACCAAAGCAATCACGGCGATGATCGTGAATACCATAATCATCTTAATCAACGAATGTGTTCTGTCGTATGTTCTCATTGTTTTTATTTATTTTTTTAATCCATTGGAATCTCAAGAACTCTCCCCCCAGAAATATCAACCCAGGTTTTGCATACAATCAGATCCAATCCAATCATATAACCCCTGACATGATTATCTTTGCTGAACACCTTCTTCGCCACCCATGGGCCAGTTGGTTTTCCAACCGCAAGATATGGTTTTACCCAGATACCCAGTTCATATTCCTTTCTGAGTTTCCATACGGTGTAATTATCCATACCCTTGTTCTTCTCCCACCTGTGTCTCAACACAAAGGTCATTCTAAACCACTTTGTTCTTATTCTTCCAATCATCCTTTATTGTTTCATTCCATACACACCCATCACCAACAACATCAAGATCAACCCAGCCGTCACCAACATTGATAATACGGATATCTTCTCGCTATCCTCAACTTGTTGTGGTGTTCTTCCTTGGTACTCCACGGTGTTATCCTTTGGTTTATTATTGTCAACCAGACTGCGAACCTTTTCACCCAATTCGGAATCATTTGGTGTCTCCCACACCATCTCCGTTAATTTCTTCATTAATTCTTGATTATCCATGTGTTTTTATTTTTTATCTATTTTAATATTTTGACTGAAATAATATTTTCCGCAAGTATCAATAAACTCATCTCTGTATGGCAAACCAACCTTAACCCATTGAACCACCATGTATTCGCATTGGTTGTCACCAATATCTTTGATTCCAACAACCTCCCACGGTTTATTCGGGTCTGGTTGCGAACAGGAAACCAAGAACAAAATTAATAACGATGCAAATTTTTTTGTCATAACCAAATTTTTATTGTTTTACTTTTACCATATGATCGTTGAAACTATCCACATCCACAAACTCCCGCTCAAGATATTCAATCACCTCACGCATTGCCTTGGCATCATTGTCAGAACTCTTTATTGTCAGAGCGACTGCACCAGCCAGAATCATTCTTATCTCATGAAGAGTTAATTCATCCTGTTCTTTGGGTTGTACAATATTAAAATAAGACATCCCATCCCTTCGTGTCATCTGAACAACAACCGTCCGTGTCGTTTCATCGAATTTACTGTCCATGTTTTATTTATTGTTCAAACGTTTTTGCTTCTCGTAATAAATCGAATCGTGCTTTCCTTTCCAAGCCACCCATTGCACATCACCCCTCTTTATATCCCTGTGCGTTTTCCTCGCACCAAGATAACTCAACCCCACGATGAAACCAATTCCAATTTTAAACCATAGCGCTGCCATAATTATTTCCTTAAATGTTCTGGGTGAATGGGATTCTTGCAATTACCCTTATGTTCAAAGATCGCCCCCCTATCATAATCAGCAAAGAAATATTCACAACCCTCAATCTCAACAATGTTTAATTTGGAATGTCCGTTGTTGATCACAATGTTTGTTTGTCTCTTCTCAACCGTTGATTGTGTGCAAGAAACCAATCCGATTAAAATCACCGCAATTAATATCTTTCTCATGCTGTTTCCCTTTCCGCATTAAGAGACTTCAATTTCAATCCTGGTGTGGACAACCATTTGATGATTTCCTCAGCGGTGTACCAACCAAAGTTATCATCATCGTCAGAGTAGTTCACCCAAAACATAATATCATACTCCGTGTTCGCTTTTCTCTTCTTCTCTTCCCTCGCAACAGCATCCTTATAATCAATCCACCTCGGTGAACAAGCCATAAAATACTTATTACCTTTGTAACCACTGTTACGTCTTGTCTCCTCCTTCAACTTGGTGACGCCAATCTCTTTCTCATACTCAATGAGATCATATGCTTCCTTATCCACGTTGTACATCTCATCCAATACGTCTTGTGGCAACTTATCCAGAATGAGAACGGACAATGATGAATTTGAGAACGCTGGCACCTCAGACTTTAGAAATGTGATGGCGATGTTCTTATTCTTGAACGCCTCATACAACTCCCTCATCTTAGGGAAATCTTCCTTGTTCTTGCTAGCGATACAAAAGTCACCCTCGTCCCAAGCGCACTCAAGGTCGTTGTAAACATTCTTAATGTCATAGCCCAAAAGATCCTTGGCCTTATACTTCTCCTTCAACCCATATGGTCTTTCAGATGTCAACACACAAAGGTCTTTATCTT